AATTTTTTCTTTTAGCCTATAATAAAGAGTTTGTTTATCATTTTTGTACATGCAAATCAGATCTTCAAGTGCTTGAGTCATGCCGTTTACTTTATCTGTTAATGCAGATATTTGATCTTGTTGGGGATCCGGTTGTACAAACTTACCATCAACATATTTTGTGCCAATTAACGAGTAGCTCTCTACTTGTGATATCTGCACAATATCTGTATTAAGAGGAATTGGTACAGATTCAGGATAAGTGATAATCTCTTTGACGATGCCTTCTTCTAGTACAGCAAAATAATTTATAGGAATGAAAATACCATCTTGATAAAGTTGTCCAATTAATGACATATCATTCTCAGGAATTCTTATAAATCTAGTGTTATCCATCTCTTTTTTTGAATATTGTACGCTGAAAACTATATTACTATCGTTTAATTGTGCATAATTGGGCATTTTTGAACTATCTCCTTTGATTTGTACTAGTTATAAGTTCTAACTTCCCATGATGTCATTTGATTTCCGGGAAACGTACTCTCTCTAATCACTGCAATACTGGTAGATGTAAGTATGTGCGACACACTCCAACCACCGGAACTAAGAATGTTAAGTTCACTTCTTGATAGGTTGACAGGACTAATTGCAATCTCGAATGTAGACCCACCCGGCCCCGGTGGTACGGCAGTCCTTCCTCTTTGTACCGCAACATTAACCGCCGCCCTACCACCGGCAGCAAGCGTAGCTAAGTTTGCGGCTAAGGCGTTAGTCCAAATTGCGTTGCTTAAAGCTGTACCTGCCGGCGCACGACTGGAAATTGTAGCATTTAAATTATCAATCAGTACCGCTCTTGAAGCAGGCAAATTTGTAAGCAAATGAGCCAAAATACCTTTTGCGTAACCCATAAGTGTAGTAACATCATTGACTGCCGTTCACATGTTTATTGGGAAACCAAATTGTCAAAAAAATTATCGGGCAACTGCCCGATAAATCGAAAGTAAAACTCAATGGTTTGTTTCCTGTTGGAGCCGCAACCTTCTGCTTGGTGCGCCACAATTTTTTCCACGAGGTCTGTTAGCATGTTGCGGCTTAACTCCGTGGCGTTGGTGTACTTCGATGCCTCCGCCGCGAACATCCGAGCGTTGGCTTCGCGGTCTTTTACTTCACGCCGCTTCCGCTCGATATGCTCAATCTTGGCGGCTACATCTTTTTGTTCTGCTTGATAGCCAGCGTAGAGGTCGGCGAAAGTGTTATCGTCAATCTTGCCAAGGGCGTTTTGCTCGAACACGCGCTTTGTCAGCAACTTCAATTCACCCTCACGTTTTTTCAGCCTTGCCAGCGTTTTTTGCTCGGCGTTGTCATTTTCGGAGGTGGCAAGCAACGCTTCCACGAACTTATCAACATCCAGTGTTGCTTGTACGGCAAGGCGGATAAGGGTCAGCGTCATTTCGTTGATGTCATCTGCCCTTGTTGAGTGGTTGGAGCAGAGCCTGTTTTCGCCCCGCCGCGTTCCACGCCGATAACTGTTGCAGATGTAGTAGGTATGCCCCCTTTTGTGGTTTTTGTTGTAAAGGTTTAACCGTTTTCCACAATCACTGCAAAAAATGTACCCCGCAAATATATTCGGGACATCCATGCTGTTGTCACGCCGCTTAATTTTCACAATCGCCTGAACCTTGTCGAACAGTTCTTGGCTGATTATGGGGGCATGTTTATCCTCAACAATTATCCATTCTTCCCGTGGCAAGAACACAACTTTCTTGCTTTTGAAGGATTTGGATGTTTGTTTGTGGCTTACCATATGCCCAAGGTACACCGGATTCCGCAGAATGGTTGCGATTGTGTTTGCTTTCCAATCATACGGATAATCCGGGTCATACAGTGATGCATATTTGCCAGTGCGCATGTACTCCAGCGACAAAGGTGTAATGATTTTTTCGCGGGCAAACTGGGTAGAGATTTGATACACACCCAACCCGTCGGCACACAGTTGAAAAATCCGCTGGACAATCGGCGCGGCTTCCTCATCAACAATGAGTTTGTATCGGTCACTGGGGTCTTTGATGTAACCGTAGGGCGTGCGGCTTCCGCAATGCTCCCCGTTCAAAGCCTTTGTGTGATAAGCCGATTTTACCTTTTTCGAGATGTCCCGTGCGTAGTATTCGTTTACGACCGACATAAACGGCATGACGGCATTTGCGCCACAATCGCCCAAAGCTGTATCGATTGCGTCATTCACTGCGATAAAACGCACATCCGCATCGGGAAAAACAAGTTCCGTGTAGTACGCCACCAGCGCATTGTTGCGGCCGAATCTTGATAAATCCTTGCAGATAACAATTCCGATTTTGCCGTCCTCAATGTCGGCAATCATGCGCTTTAGTCCATCGCGCTCAAAAGTGGTGCCGCTGATGCCGTCGTCGATATACTCGGAGTAAACGGCAAAGCCACGCTCTTTTGCATACCGTTGAAGCATGGAGCGTTGGGTTGCGATGCTGTTACTTTCGGAATCGTTGCCGTCATCCCGGCTAAGGCGGCAGTAAAGTGCCGCAGTGTTGTTCCGCTGTTTATTCATGAAATTTTCTCCCTTCTCAAACAGCGGCAAAAAGGCTATTTGCCGCATCAGTATGGCGTACTTCCGAGTACATAGCAAGTTATATTTTCAAGAAAAAAGCCTTGTTTTAAGCCCTTTTTAGGTCACTTAAAACCCTGTTTTTCAAAATTTCATCAAGTGGGATTTTACCGAAATGTACATTTATGGAATAAGTCGTTTTGCCAATGCGCATCTTGCCCGATTTGGTTTCTCTCATAACGGGCTGGCTGGTTTTGGTGACAACAGCACCGATTGTTTTATTCAACATAAATCGCACCTCCAAAGTAAAACGGCGAGGTTTCCCCCGCCGCTGATGGCATTGTGAAATTGCTATATGAAAAGCCGCCCAACAAATGGACGGCTTAAATATTCTACTTGACTTTCAAGGCGACCTACGGGATAGATACGACCGCCAAAACAAAGGTGGCACTAAAGCCACTGGGCAAGAAAGGAGACCATAAATAAAATGGTCAAAACAATGTATGAAGCCACGGCGGAATTTATCACCGAGCGCGTGAATTACCACGGCGCACATGAACCGGGCATTATCGGCGATGCCGTCACGAAAATGTGTGACAGCGTTAATCAATTGCGGGAAACCCTCACCGAAGAGCAGATACTTACGCTCCGTGCTGTCGAAAACCACTATGCCGATGTGGATGGCGAAACGATGAGGTATTACTTTAAGGCAGGGTTCGATGACGCTATCCAGTTTTTGATGGACTGGGGCAAGCGGCACGACCAGTAAACCACTACCACCAAAAGAAGCCCCGTTCTCCGGGGCTTCTTTTGGTTCGAGAAAGACTACGCCAAGTAAGTCCGCTAAGAGTTGTACATATTCCTGTTAGCGTATATAATGGCAGGGAAATATCTTTCGGGAAATATTACATGCCTAAAATTAGGAGGGATATATATACTTACGTTACTTATTTTTCTAATCCCTATTGCCATAGGGATAATTCTTTGGGGGGTTGACTCAACTAAGATTAGCATAGGAGGAAAAATAACCATTTTTGTTGTTTGCTTGTTTGTGGCAGGCTTTCTGTATTTTCTTGCATCTGGAGATGATTATCCTACTCCAGAGCCATCACCTACACCACAGTCTACAGCAGAACCTACCCCGCCCTCAACGCCAGAACCCACATCAGAACCAGAGCCTACTCCACCGTCTACGCCAGAACCCACACCAGAACCAGAGCCGACATCTACGCCTATCTTCAGCGTTGTACAGGCTTTTGACCATACACCCCTTGGTGCTGGCTTAGGAGCTTATCTAAGAATGAATACGACGATTTATATGTTGGGCGTGCCTTATTCGCATAGTATTCTTTTTGATACACATGTCTGGAGCGAAGCGTTTGCAAAATATTCGTTTGTAGGACTGGATTTTACAACGATAACAGCCGTGTTAGGGCATGTTGATAGGGGTTCTGGGGGGCGCACACGATTTTATGTTTATATGGATGGTGCGCGCCGCCACACCTATGACGTTTATACAAATATGGTTCCGCGTGAAATTGAATTGGACATTGAGGGAGTGAATGTTCTTGAATTTAGGTTGGGTGCGTCTGGTTTAAATAACACAGATGTAAGATTTAGGGCTGGACTTGGAAATATTATAATTATATAGTACCCTTGTCCACAACAGCAAAAGAAGTTCATAACACAGAGGCTGTGGACTTGTGATTTGGTTAAGAAATTCAATCACCCACACAATTCCACAGCTTCCTCAAAGTCCGAAGCAAAGAGCCGCCAACCCTTCCTGCCTTCGCCCCTGATGTAAACGCCATCATCGCAGATTTTGTAATTGAAAAATCCAAACCGTTCACGCATAAGCCGCCGAACTTCTGCGGTACTGGGCGTTTCGTAAACTTCCACCCAGTACCGTTTGTTTTTTAGCGCGATTGGGTTTTTGCGAACAATGGCGCATTCAATGCGATTGCGCCTTATGCCGCCAAAGAAAGCGGCGATTTCGTTTATGCTTTCAAAAACACCTACACATGCGTCCTCATTTTTAAGGTCGTAAACCCCGTAATATTTGCCGTTCATAATACAGCCCCTTTCGGTTTTTGGTACTGTATTAATCACTCTAAACCATAGTAATAGCAACGATTCTGCGGTAGAAATAGCAAGGCAAACAGGGGCTGAAATTGTGTACAATGGACAATGAAATTCATTCCCCATTTGTGGGGAAATTCGGAAGCGAGAATGACGGGCTAGATTTGGTCTAGCTCGTTGTTCTCAATTGCGGCATGGTGACTAAGTTCGGCTTAGGTAGCTGGGTAGGTGCGTAAGTTTGGCTTACGAAGCTGGGGCTTCGCGCAAGCGGCAATAAAGTGTAATATCCTGCCGATACCCCTCAAATACATCTGTCCTTGTTATGTTGTACAAAGCCCCCTTGAACCGCACCAGATGATTAGCTGTTACATCCTGTCGCCAATTGATGGTAAACAACACTTCTTCCGTGGCTATGGTTGTGGCATTAGTGTGAATCTCCCTGCCCGATAGCTGCCGAAAATATGCCCACAGCGGAGGGGCAATAGGGGTTAGGGTTTCCAGCCCAAAACCCGACGAATCCCGTTCACTGGTCGGCAGTAAGATTTCTATTTTTTTGTCTTTCAGTTTCACAGAAATAAGCCCCTTTCAAAAGCTGAATGGAGTTGAACTCCACTCAGCTTAGGCAACTCGCTAGAATTTCGCTATTGAGTTAAATTGCCCCCGTGTACTCGTTATAGTGTTCGTAAAGCCCCACGTAGCAGTTGAGCAAGGCGGAGGTACCGTCTATCCGCTGGCGTGGGGATTGGTTCTTAACAGGCGTTATGTTGCCGTTTCGGTCTACATTTGTGCCTGTGTTGGTCAGACACCATTTCAATATCGGATTGTTGTTGTACACTACCCTATGCCCTTGGAGGTCTGCACCCAACATCTGCATGGGCAGGGATAGCGTTTTTGCCCCTTGGATACAGCGCGCCATGTTAAACCCTTCCATTTGCATTTCTTCAACGAAATAACGAGCGGAATAGCTGTCATAGTAAACCCACGCTGGGAACAGTTCATACATCTTTACCGTGTCCCTAAACCATTCCGTAACATCCGCATAGTTGATTGTGTTCCCTTGGCAAAGCCGCAACAATCCGCGCTCATGCCATTTGTCGTAGGGGATTTTGTCTTGTGTGACACGCTCCTGTAGCTTTTCGGCGGGCAACCAGTACATTTGCACGATGTACTTTTTATCCTCACCACGCTTCATGAATAATAGGCTGGCACAGGTTAAATCTGTAGTTATGGAAAGGTCAGCCCCACCAATGCAGTACGCCCCTCGGAAATCTTCAAGGTCGAAAGTGTCCTCGTTGTTGATTGCGTCGAATGAAAGCCACGCCGTTGATACCGTAGCTTTCAGGTTAAATTCCTTGCACAGAACGCCGCTTAATTCGTTAGGGTTCTGTTTTGCCCTTTCCACCTTGGCGGTCAAATCATCTAGCTTTTTGATTACCCCAAGAGCAGGGTTCGCTTTTGCCCATGCATCGGAATCCGTCCATTCGTCCCGTTTATCCAACTCATACAGAATCGGCAAAAATGTATCGTCCTGAATACTGCCGTCTGCCACACTTGCGGCATGGCTGTACATATCGTCATAAATACATTCTCGCACTGTCCCAGCGGTTGTAATCATCACCATTAAAGGTTGAGCGCGGGCAGATTGGCTTTGCCGCATGACTTCGTATAAGTTTCTGTCCTTAACACCGTGCAATTCGTCCATAATGCAAAAACTACAGTTCAGCCCATCTAAGCTGTCAGATTTACGGCTAAGGGGTTGCATTTTGGACATTGTAGGCTCATAATACAAATCATTCTTGCGCTTGCGCATGAGTGCGGCAAGGTCGGGAAACAGCTTCACCATATTATGGCTTTCGTCAAAAAGAAGCCTTGCCTGTGCGTACTTTGTAGCGGTACTGTAAACTTCTGCCCCCGGCTCACGGTCGGCAGTCAACATATACAGTGCAAGCCCTGCCATAAGGGTTGTTTTGCCGTTTTTACGAGCGACAAGGAAGAATGATTCACGGAATCGCCTACAGCCTGTTTCTTTGTTTATGAAACCAAAAAGGGCATGTATGAATGCCTTTTGGAATAATTCCAGTTTAATGTTATGCCCAGCCCATTCACCTTTCGAGTGTCGGCAGACGGTTTCGATAAAGATAATTGGGCGTTCGGCACGGTTTAGGTCAAAGATGTATTTATCGTTGGGGGTTTCCACTTCCTGCGCCAAACGAGCGTATACCGCCTTAATGCGGTTGCTGGCGGCTACAGCCCCACTTTGGATTAAGTTGTTGTACTCCAAGATGTAATTCACGCTATGCGCCCCCTTTCGTACCTGATTTCGATTGAACCGAAGTCAGTTTGATTTGCAGCAAATTAAATTTCCACATTCATCAAAAGCAAGCCCAGCAAGAACTGCGCCCCCTGCCGAAAAATGCTCGGCATTATGGCAGGGGACACATAGACACTCCAGTAGGGCAGGATTGAGGGAAATGCTGGGGTCTTTGATATTGGTGGCTGTTAAATGTGTTTTATGATGCGCCAGTTCGCCAGCCCCGCCACAGCGTTCACAAATATAATATTTCGATAGCAAGAACGCCTTGGATAATTTGCGCCATGCCTTGCTGTTGTAAAAATCTGCATTCATAGCAACTCCCTTTCGGCGGACAGTGCCTTTAAGAGATTGTGTATAACCCGCTCCACGCCGCTGATTTGCCCTTGCCTACCGCTATCGAGACTGTCACCGAAGTACCACAGTTGCAGGATAAATTTAGCGGCTGTCCGTGCAACAGGGGAATAATCCCCTGCACACGGTTCGTAGCCTGTTGTGTGTTTCAAGTAAGGCGGTATTGCTTCCACCAAAGCGATTATGTGTATATCGTTGTCCGTGCCGTCAATTCGCAAGGTGTCCCGCGCTTCATCAAGTGTGAGTATCATCACGCCGCCCCCACATTTAATCTTACAAAGGCTTCTGGCACGATGGGCTTTGCGTCGGCAATACAAAGGGCGCGGTAGTCGATTAGGGCATTGCGGAAGCCGCTGTCACGGCTCATTTCAATAGCCATTCCCGACGGAATATTTACACCGTAATAACGATAATCACCGAAAAGAATAGTGTTGAGGGGCAAGTGGTCATCAACCACGATTTCAAACCCGAACAGCCTACGAACACGCCCGTTTTGTGCGTCTGGAATCAATATCAGCGCACCGTCATTCGTATGGGCAGGGTAAATGGAACTGAATAACGTAGCGTTATTGAGTGCGAATTTTGCCCCATTTGCGTACCCTGCGGGCAGTTTGGCTATGGTTCTCAATATGCCGTCAATAATATTTGCGGGGGTAGTTGTTAGTGTGTTAGTTGCGTTCCATGTAATGCCCGTAAGCAAGCCCAAGGGTTGACCGCTTCCTGTGCCGTTTACAATGGCTTCGGCTATGGCATTTGTGATGGACTGGCGCAATTCCGCAATGAGATAACTTTCAAATGCGGATAGTGTCATTCTTTTAGCCGCCGCCGAGAGGGAGAGGATTTTCACCAACTCGAACGCCCCAAAGACTACATTGTGTGTTTGTAGCTTGTTGCGGTCGATAGGCGCACCTTCCACATGCCATTGCGCGGGGTCTGACGGTGTTCCCACAGGCACAGCAAGATTAGCAGGTACAGCGAAATGGCGTATTTCATCAACCAAGCCGCCGATTGGGTGCAAGCCTTGGATTACTTGGTTGAGCATGGATTCTGGGATAACCGCCGCCGAATTGCCGAGGGTGTTGAACACGTCAGTACGCTTTTCGGCTTGGACAGCGTTATAGGCGCGGGTTTCTGTTTCGGTTAAATCTTGCCCCAGCAAAGTTTTGAGGAATGCATTTTTATATTCCATGCTGGAAAGGGCGTCCATACTGTGGACACCCCTTGTGGTTTCAAAGACTGCGGATTCGATGGGATTAAACATATTGGCATCTTCCTTTCCGGCTCTCGCCTGAACACTGGTTTGTGGGTATGCGGCACGGGTTACGAGGGAAATTTCATACACAGCACCGATTGAGGTTATAGTGACTGCCCTTGCCTGTTCGTCTTTCTCGCATTCTTTGATGTCAAAGGCAAAGGACATTTGCGACAAATCGCCGCGCTGGACGGCTTGGTACACAGCCTTGCCTTGTTCGGTGTCGGGAAGTTCTGCCCGCATTTCTAAGCCCTTTTCTGTCGTAGTGAGGGTTAGGGTTTTGGGGCTTCGTGCAAGGGGGATTCCCGCGCCGTCATGGTTGATTAACAAGGCGACATCGTTCAAATCCACACCATTTAAGGCAGTAGGGGCTATGCGTTCTGTGTACCCCGCAATCTTAGCGGGTTCGTTGAACACAATAGCTGTACCCTCAATAACGAGGGGTTTCTCATTTGCGCGAATGTGATAGTTACGAGTCTCCATTAGCATCATCCTCCATTTGATATTCGTCCACTTTTTCAGCGGACACATAGTTAAGGCTCTGTAAGCGTTTCTCGCCATCCTCCACAGGGGGCAAAGACAACAGCTTGCGGGCTTCGTTAATGCTGATTACCCCAAAGGGCAATAACTCCCGCAACAGTGATATTCGTGTTCTTGCACTGGAAAACTCTAGGCGTTCGGCAGTGAAGGTAACATTTACGCCACACTTCTTTGTAAACTCCAACGCCATTTGAATAGCGAACGGTTCTATTACACTTTCGTAGAAACTTTGGAATTCATCTTCTGTGAAAGTGCCGTCTACGATTTTAGGACTGATACCCAAGTAGCTGTAAATTTGGGCATTGATTGTATTAATTTGGTCAGCAGGTACGGAGTACGGCGTGGTGTTTGTTGGGTGAAATTCAAACCGCTGGTCAGTAGCGGCTATGCCCCCAGTGTTGGAAATGCCCATGTAGTCACGGACAAAAATGTCCTTTTCGGCTTTCACTTGGGTTGGATTAACCAGTGATGTAAATTTCAACACACCACGGATATTTACAGCGTTTTGAGCGGCTTTGGCGGTTGCTTGGGTGAGGGTTTCGGCGGAATCTAGCAGTGGGTACAACGGGCGATTGTCATTGCCCAGCAACTCATTGTTGGCGAAGTGCCGCCGAAGGTGTATCAAATCGGCGTAGGGCAAGGTTGCCTGTCTGCCATCTGGGAATAACATTCTGGCGTACAATCCCCCGTCCGTGCCGCCAATGTACTCAATGCTGGACGGGTTTAGGTTGAATATGGCTTCAATACCCCCTGCGCCGCGCTGAATGAGCATAAATGTGTTGTTTTGGGCGAAATAGGCGGTTGCGGCACGATATAGAAGGTCATAGGCGGTAATGTAGTTATTTGGGGCAGATTGCAGGAGTTTATCAAGCCGCACACTATCGGTTTTCGCCTTTAGCTTGGCACAATGCCGTGCTATAGCGTCCACGGCGGCGCGGAAGGTTGCATTTTCATATGCCGTTCCGCTAAAGCTGGAAAAGGCATTGTGTATTTCCATCGTGATTCCCTGTGGCTCTTTTGGGCGTTTGGGGAACAACCGGGATATGATACTCATGTGTCACTTCCTTTCCATACTTGACCGCCCTAAGTTAAACTTAGGGTCATTACACGTTTGAATATTTGAATATTTGATTTCTCTGAAAAATGGCGAAAAGTTTTTGATTACCCATGGAGAGGAAAAGATAACCCCGTGGCCGGTGCGCGAACTCTCGTTTTTCCGGGCAAGACCGGGGGGAATTGAATTCCGCCCATACTGCGTACACCGAAAACAAACGAGCAGACAGACCGCAAAGCTGG